CATCATCCTGGCACTGCTTCCGGTCAGGTTCACAGCGGTGCCGTTTGAGGTCCAAGTGAGCGTGCGATTGAATGAAGCGCCGGCTTCGATTTCAAGGTTGTAATTCCCAGCCATCATTCAGCCTCCAGTTCCGCTTCAGGTGTCTCAGTTTCGACAGGCTCGTCAGGTTCGTCAGAGTCAGACTCTGGAGGCTCTTCCATCTCGCCAAGTCCGAGCGTCGCACGTGCTTCGTTCACCGTGAATATCCCTGCGTTAACGCCCGCGGTAGCGATGTCCATCAGCGCCTTGCGGTCCACTGACAGCTCTTCGATCTGGCTGGTATCGAACCGCACACACAGCGATTCATCAGGCTGCGAAGTCATACCGTTGCAGGCGATCGGCAAAGTTTGCACCAGCCTGGTCAGCTCACCGGCCACCAGATCGAGAAATGGAATCACAGCATCGCGCCATGATGCCTTGTTGGCTTCAACCAGGTTGCTGTATGTCTTGCCCGTGTCAGGCTGTTTGAGCGACATGGGCGCCCATCCAAGGACACCACAGATTCGAGCGGTCGCAAGGTCGGCCATCTCACTCACGGACAAATCCTTAGGCGAAAAGCCCGGTGATTTGATATCCATTTCGCTGGTCCCGACGAATGGCCTGCCCACAGCTTTACCACTCACAGCTCGTGCCAGGTCGGCTTGGACCTGCGACAATTGGGCGTCCGAGAGATTGCCCAGTGTTTTTAAACTGACGATCAGCGATGGCACACCAGACCGACTGAGAACTGTGGTCTCATACTGGCCGATGATCTTCACCAGCGCCATTTCGGCCACAACAGAATCGAGCGTTGAAACGCCCCGGCTCTGAGCGTAGGTCGATCGCCCCTGGCGAAATGCCAGCATCAATTCCACAGGAACAGAGTAGTTGTACGACCTGCCCCAATCGCTTCCCATCACTGGATATTCAAGGACTTCGTTGATACTTTCGCCCATGACTGGTCGCAGGACCCAAGGCGATGGGATCGGCATCAGCTCGGTCACCGCAGTGCCAGCCGTGTTTGTGATCACCTGGATGTATGCGTTGCCGTTATCGCACAGGCTACAGTAAAGGTGCTCCAAAACGGTCGCATCGGATTCGCCGGGGCTTGGCCGTTGCCAGAGTGACTGCAAAGGATGATAGACAGGCGTAAACCCGCCATCCTCATCCCATCGGCCCACCTGCATGATCGCCTTGGTGGCGTTGCGCTTCATGGCCTGAATCGCGGCTTGAACCACAGACACCTGGTTGTACGGACGAGCCAAGGTCATGTAGTCGTTGGATAGGCCGGTCATCATGTCCACAGTCCATGATGTCGCGGCAATGTCAGCCGTGTTGGCTGTGACGCCTTCACGCACCGACTTTGTGAACCGGCTGCGGATGTTTTCAAATAGTGTTGGCATAGTTTTCAGGAGACGTATCTGAAAGGCTGGATTGGGCTTAGATAGTTGAACGCATCAGCAGCAGCATCAACCTGATCATCATGCTTACCGGTTGGAAACGAGCACAATTCGTCGATAAAGTCGCGATTCCAATCGCCCTTTTCCAGCTCGATCGAACCAGACTCAAAAGCAGCGGCCATCGGCATTGCCCGCACTTCTTTCGAGCCTGTTGGGCGTTTGCTGATGACTCCATAACCGATCAGGTTACGAGTGTCATGCTGGACCTGGTCCACACCAGCGGACCCGGGATCCTGTGCAAGATGAACGATCGTTTCGCGCCCGTCGGTCTCAGCGATCTGGCGCTGGATTGTGCGACGGGTAGCAGGCGACCATTGCCCCCGTGAAACGTGCTTGATTCGGTAGATGTCGCCAGTCCTGCACATCCACACACCGGCAGTGTAATCACCACCACCGACCGTTGCGGCTGTGTCCCATGCCCGGCATGAGTTGGAGTTGTTTGGGATCGGAGCAGCATCAACGATGCGGAACCATTCAGGCTTGAAAAAGCCTCCATCGCGTGGTGTTGGTGTCTGTTGGTAAAGAGCGGAAAAAGCGTAGGAACCGACGGTCTTTTTAATCCGTTCAAAGTCTTCCACGGAATATCGTTCTGGCCAAAGCGCCTCACCGGGCTGGCGACCAATCAGGTCGTCTTCCTCAGCAATGGCAGGCAAGCTGACCACATCCCATTGTTCGCCACCTTCATTGGCCTGTTCAAGCAACTGGCCAGCCAAGTCGAGCGAGTGCCAGCGGGTCATAATCAGGACGATGGCAGCACCAGGGTGAAGGCGTGTGTAGAGGTCGTTTTGGTACCAGTCCATGACGCGAGCACGATAGGTGGGTGATTCGGCTTCAGCTCGTGACTTCACTGGATCATCAATAATGACCAGGTCCGCACCATAGCCAGTGACACCCGATCCGACACCAACCGCATAAAGCCCGCCGCCATACTCGCTTGACCACTGATTCTGTTTGTTCTGGTCGTCGGAAAAGTTAAATCCAAACTCTTTAGCGATGCGTCGCGTTTGTCGGCTAAAGGTGCAGGCCAGCGAGTGGTTATAAGCCCCGATAATTATCCGTAAACCTTGATCCACCAATAATCTATAAGCAGCATAGTGGATCGTTGCCAGCTCGCTCTTGCCGTGCCTGGGTGGGAGGAAGAGCATTAACCGTTTGACATCACCGGTCGTCACCCTGTCCAGCGCCCGGCGGCACTCCGCCAAGTGTTCTGGCGACCACTGGTGATCCGGCTTTGCGGCTTGCAGGAACCGGTTTAGCCCCTTTGGGATCAACTGCCTGTCGTGGTGGGGTGTCGCACTCATTGTCTATGGCCGCCCAGTCCACTTGGGGCTTGTCAGAGATTTCTATGCTGCTGGCAACCTTGCCATCACGGCGTTCAAGGTACTCTTTTAGGAACGCAAAGTTCCCGTCCAGAATGTTTTGAAGCCAGATCCGAGAAATGTCGCGTTCGCTTTTCTCTAAGCCAATCAATTCAATCAGGTCGTCAATCTGACGGCGACCACGACTGTATCCGGCTGGGTTGCCAGACACGCCTTTTTTGAATTGTGTCTCTGGGTTCGGGAACTTGCCCATGTCTCACCTTCTTATCCACTTGCTTGGAGGTGGGTCTATGTCTCTCACTCAACGTCCCGAAGTCCCGGTGGCCTAGCGCCATGATTCCCCCGTCCAGGCTTGTCAATCAGACCCTTTCGCCGCATTCTCTGCATCAAAGCACGTTGCTTGATTGCTATGTTCCGAAACTTGGCCCAAAAGGCCATGAGTTCCGTTTGTTCTGTCATGGCTCGTTTGATGGCCGCGTCCAGTTGTTTGCTGGCTCTGGTGCAGGATAAGCAAATCGCATAACGGTGCTGTTCAACCTTCTGCCCATCAACACAATGAGGACAGGGTTGATTCGGCGTACCTTCCGTCCAGCCAGACGCGTCCACACCTATCAAAACAGGTTGTACGCCGTGGATAGAACGGATAAGTCGCCTTGTGATATTCTGGTCGATTTCCCCATCCGTGGGAGCGATCGAGTCTGAACCTAATGGTTCATTCATATCTTGACGATAATCACAGGAGGTACCGACCGTCAATAGGGTGCTCAAGATTTTGTACCTCCTGCCTCTGCAAACTCGATGTACGCCTTGTACATTTTGTCGCCCTTCAGGCCAGAGTAATCAAACTCAGCCGCCATCATCCGAAACGCCTTGTCCACAATCTGCAATCGGTTCCAAAGGCTCAGAGCAACCGCCTTACCTTCACCGTGTGGTAGAGCTGCGATATCATCAAGATTGATCATCATAGTTTTCCCTATCAAATATGCCATCGTATGGTGATAAACTGGCTATCGCCTCGGCTTGCTCTTTTTTATTCAAAATAGCCCAAATGCACGACTCTTTGGCTCTCTTTAAGCAGTCAAAGTCACCACTCCAGTCATCTTTGTTAAGCTGATCCCAAGAAAGTTCTTCTGGTGGTCTGTCTTTCACACTTCCAATGCTTGCAAAATAGTTGGTGTTGTCAAAAGACAACTCAATATGCGCCCAATACTTGCCGTGGGATAGGGTCCAGCTTGTGCCATCAGTCGTGCACCATCGTTGCTCGATCATTGTGTTTGCCTCTTCTTGTCTTTCTTGCGTCTCTCTGTGTCTACCATAGCCAGAACCACTGGTATGATTTCACTCATGAAGTATTTGCTTTCGTCTTTCGTTCTTATCGCTTGAGAAAGCCAGAACGCTTCCGCCGCCTGATCTGTCTCAGCTTCACCTTCTTTGTTCCCTCGTCGAAACCGATGTTCCATCGCAGAAATAATGCAGTGATAAACCTCATGGCTCACTCGCGGTTTCAGCCAGGCACTCAGCTCATTGTTGGCAAAGTCGATAAACTCGCGACCACTGGCCAACAAGTAGTAATCAGGACAGCTCATGCATCATTCTCCATGTCAATTTGCGAAACCCTGTAAGCATGTTTCACTTTCTTGTTCTGGTGATATCCATTCAGGTACCGATTTTGCTTCACTGCGATACCCGTCACACTCCGTTGGCCTTTGGCACTAGCCATTAGTTCGGTGATTGCTGGATATCCGTGATTCGATGTGTTGCCATTTGAGCGATCATCCAAGATGGCATTTGCGTGCATGCGCTCATATTCCGTGCCAGTTCGCTTCAGCTCCAATAGTTGATGCTGTGGCATGACTTCCATTTCAGTTCGCGAAAACCTGATCTCAGCTCGCTTGGATTTCATCCGTATTTCTCCACGGTTGAGACCATGACATGAGCCGCGTCAACTTCTCCCCAGTATTTGCGAGTCTCACCGGACATCACCTGACTATCATCCTTCCAGAGCACACCCTTGAAAGAGTCTTCAAGACATCGCAAGAGCTTTGTCCGGTCAGGCTTTTGAATGTGCCAAAGTGGCGCTGACTCTTTGAAGATGGTTGAATTTTTGCCAGTGCGATAATGCGATTTAGGCCGTGCAAACGTGAATTCAACGAAAAGGGTAATCGGACCTGATGCACACTCCCAGCCTGACTCTTTTACGGCTTCAATCGCAGCTAGCTTGCAAAGCGTTTGCCATTTGGCTTTTCCCTTGGCGGTATCAACCACAACAATTCTTCCGGTCTTGCTGTGCTGGAATGCTTTCTTTGAGCCTGATGGCGATGGTTTGCCTAGGACAGTGAAGGCTATTGCACTCATACCTTCCTCCACTTCGTTTCAATCCCTTGATCCGTCACCGTGTAATCTCCAAACAGGTTTGGTGATTCAGCCTGCAACACTGACAAGACTGCAATCGCCAGACGTTGAATCTCAGCGTCCGCATGGATCGAACCACGCAACTCAAGGAAGTGCCGCCATGCTCTGGCATTGCCCGTCACAAAGATCTTGGTTTCAGTGCAGTTCGGCAAGACAGCGCGAGCGGTTTCGCGAGATTTCTTGCGTCGAAGTGTCGGGCTGTCGATGTCGGCAAAGTCGTTGTATTCCAGCGTTTCGCACAACGCCTCGTAATGCCCCTGCGCTCGGCCAATGGCCTGAGCCCAGATCGCTTCTGGCGTGCTTCCCGGCTTGATGCCTGGTGGTCGCACAAAAGCGCAGTCCGACTCGTCCACATATCGTTGACTAAGCTGTGAGTAACTCATGCCAGCACGATGCCTGACCAGCTCGTGAGTCAGTGATCTGGAAACACCAGTAAAAATCATCGAGTAAACAGCATGTTCCAGAACTGAGCCGTGGCCCACTTCTAAGATGTGATCAATATAAGCCTTGTTGCCACCTGGTCGCGGCTTGGCAAAGCTCATGTAGCACAATCGGCCAGCGATCTCCACGAGATGCTCGCTAGCGTTATCGGTGTCGCTGTTCCAGTGTTCGACGTTGTGGGCTTCAAGGAATTCGGCACAATCAAGGCTGTTGAGTTCTTGCTTGCCGACCAGGTAGACGGATGGAGCGGTAATGATGTTCATGCGGTTCGCCTTTTTATCCAACAAGGGAGAGACTTTTCTGTTGCATCAATGCCTGAAGGAATCCAGTCAAAACCATTTCAAAACTGTTATTCCCGAAGTTTGGTAGCGTCATGTTTCCTTTCTCGTCAACCTCACACTTTTTAGCCCATGACTGAGCAATGCAACTCAGAGAAAAGATGCCAAGAGTTTCGCTCTTCAGTATCTGCTTTGGGATGCGATCAGGGTTGTACTGCACGTCCCAGAACTTGGCGTTGTACTGACACTTAAACGACTCGTCCAATGTTGTGTTTGGAGTCAGCTTGATTCGCATGGGCAAGCCTCTGGCTCGATTTCTTGGCTTGACGTCCCCTGATCCAGACACCTTCTCGGCGGTCTTTCTTGTTCTCTCGGTCTTCTCTGATTCCTCAGGGCCACGAGATGGAACGGGTTGCTTGTCGCGTTTCTCTTTGCCAGTATCACCGCCCCCCAAAGCACCATTGATGTATTCTGAAGCCTTCCTTGAAAGGACTTCGAGTTCCATTGAAACGCCTTCCGTTTTGGCGGCAATCAATAGGTCTTTGAATAGCTCGGCAACTTCTTCCCACAACTCGGTTGGGTCGAAGTCGTTATTGAAACCATCCTTGAGCGTGTTGACGTGAGGGAATTTGTTGTGATCGAGAATGATCTCCCCATAGATTCGTGATGTGCTCGCTTCGTGGACCGCACATGGGCCGCTCTCTTGCTCGATCAGGATCCGCTTGCCCCAGTAGACATTGAATCCCGGATGCTCGTTTTTATGCCCTGCTTTGACGATGCCACAGAGTAGTTCAATCCGTCCAAACTGCGGATGATTGATGACTTGTTTTTCTTTCTTGGACAGTTCTGGTGGATTCCAAGGCTGTAATGCCTCTGTCCTTCCTTTGACGTTATAGTGGATTTGAACGCCGTTTCGTAATGCGGTCGAATAGCGAAATGCAATATCTTTTTTATTTCGATCGTGCCTGTCGTTTGGCACGATTTTCGGGAACTCTAGCGAAACCAATGTGCCAGGCGAACTTGAATCCCTGATCGAAGTTACTCTCGTAAGTTCAATGTCTCCTTCTACTTTGCTCTTATAGGAACCCCAGTTCATAATGCATGTTTTCGAGTTGCCATCCCCCGTACTGGATGTTGCAACGCACTCGCCCCAGTCAGACAAGACAATAACCGAACACGCCGCACCAACGCCGTACTTTGACGTTGCGTCCATTCCGTACGACTTGAACGGAGTCAGAATAAACTCAGGGTTAAGCGTTCCGCATCCGTTATCAGAAATCTCAAGGATTCCATTCAGGAATTCAATTTTGATTACTGAAGCACCTGCGCTCAGAGAGTTGTCAATGAATTCGCAAAGCCCTTGACCGATATTTATGACCGCCCTTTGGACATAAGCCCGGACAGCACCAACTTGATTCATATCAATCTTCATGGTGTCAAGCCTCTAAGTATTCAGGGGGAATTAGCTGACTCTTTAAATCTTCGATCATTTGGAATAGTCGTTTTTGTTGTGCGATCGTCCAATAAGATCTGGCGTCAAACACCCATTGCCTGATGGACTTTTCGCATTGTTTAAATATCGCTTCAAAATCAGCATCAAATGGAACTGTTTCCGCTTCCGGTGGTAAGCATCGTGGGCAATCACCCTCAGACTCTCTAAACGACTGATTGCACAGTTCACAATGATATGTGGGTCCAGACTTCTTTGCTGGTGGCTTATTTTGAGTTAATCGCTTCTTTCCATCCTTTCCCGTTTTAGGGGAACTAGTTCCCGTACTAGTCGAACTGGCGGATTCCGCCAGTTGTTTGATCGCTTGAACTGTTGAGTGATGCACTCCAGCCGTCTCAGCGATCCAACGCTCTGATTTGGTTGACCACTCTTCATCAGCCAAAAGCATTTCAACTGCACGTCTCTTGTCAGCATTTGACCGCCTGAGACCGTGGGTAATATTTGACTGAATTGAATAAAGTTTTGCATGTCTGAATGCAGTCGTCCCACCAGCCCGCACATCAAAGATTGCGGATTCAATGCCAGCCTTTTTGTAGGCATGAACACGGTGAAAACCGTCAGCTAAGAAGTATTCATCTCTGTCAGGCCCCTGCCGAAATACAACAGGAGGCTCCTTGAATTGTCCACCGGATTGGAGCAATTCAACAAGCTCGTCAACGTGCTCCCAATGAGTGGAAGCACGCGACTGAAGTTCTTCAAGTACTTGAATTTGGTCTATCCGCAGTTCGTACATTAATTGTCCTTTAACTCTCTTATTATTTCCGCTCGTTGCTTTGCCTTCCACACCTCCAGCCGATCCACCGTGACATCTGGAGGCGCAACAATTCCAAGTTTGATCTTGTCGCCTCGAATCTCGACGATGGTGATACTGACGTTGTCGCCGATCATGAGAACTTCATTCTTCTTCCGTGATAGCACGAGCATGTGTAGCCTCCGTGATGTGATGTGTATGGGTGCCGGGGGTTTTGATGCCCCCGGCTGTCGCATTGAATACCGATAGGTCAACTCCCCCTGGTATCCTTGTGAGTTCGGCAGGCTGATTGCCCACGAACAAACTCGAATCAACCAACTAGGAGTCTGTCAGCAGGCTCGATATCGGTCGGCCCCTGACATGTCGTGATCCGGATTCGAACCGGAATCAAGAGAGAGTTCCTCGAGGTTTATTGGCCATTTCTCTCAGGTACCAGACACGACAAATTGCCATCCTTGGCAGCGGTCACCATCCATGAATCCCGTTTGACATCTGCTCATTGCTGATCGCGATCATGAAACTCGCCACAGATGCCACCGCTATGCGTCACCGGAGTCCAAGTCTCACCAAATCTCAGCGGCCTGACGGGATTGATTCATCACAGCACTCATCCACAGACACAACCTTGGGCAAAACCACTCGACTGGATGAGACTCGAAAGCCTCTGATAGCTCTGATCACATCCAGTGCAAAGCGTTCCACAACTGCCGATTCCTGATCATCCAGAAATTCACCTGGCGAAACGGTCAGGATCGGATTCGTTTGCTTTTTGAACCTGTCCATCTCGTCGTGAATGAACTCTAAATCTGTCTTGGTCATGATTAATCCTTGGAGTCTGGGTAAGGTGACCACCGGCCTAGCGCCTGTGATTCACTTACAAGAAAATCGTTGCCGTCTTTGTCTTTACCAACACTCACCAGCTTTTCAGGTGAGTAAGGCGAGCTTTCCCAATCGAGCTTTTCTTCTGACCATTCTGGATGTTCCGCCCTCAGTGTCGCCCTGGTCGTGAGCAGCTCGGCCTCAAGCAACTTCCGCCAGCGAATATTGTGAGGTCTCAGATATGCCGGATCGGCTGATCTCACACCGTCCATATCTGCAAGCAGTCGTTCGCGGTGCCTGGCTCGCTCAGATCCCACCAGAACAGATTGACCTGTTCTGGCGGCAAAGATAATTTGCAGAGAAGTGACCATCAGAATGGCACCCCATCAACTTCATCATGTGGATCAAAGGCGTGACCATTTGTGCGAGTCTGGTCAAGATGTTGCTTCATTGACCGATCCGCATCCGTCTCAGTCACTCCACCACTTGGCCGAACTTGCATCCGGCCTCTCAGGTGTGGTGCGATCTCCACAGATTTGGGAAGGTCCGATAAAGGATTGAAACCTGTGGAGCCGCCAAAAGATTCGCCATCGGCCAACTTCATAAAGGCGACTAGGTAAAGAGATACGCCAATATTTTTTGTCACTTTATAGGTGGCCGGCGTCACCAGCATCTGACCGATACAACCACCGTAAATTTCATTCCGATTGCTGATCGGCCTTCCGTGCCTGTCAACGACCATAGGTGGCTTTGATTCGCCTGTGCTGGCCGATATCACCCAACAGCCTGATTCAGCATGGCCGGTCTTAAGATTGCCATCCTTATCAAGCAACTTGTCGCCATCTTTGATGGCACAATTTGTGTGGGTCGTCAGCTTCCGGTATTGTTGGCCGAAAGCAATTTCAGAGATCCGTTGCATTTCGGCAATCAGCTCATCTGGCATCTCAGACTTAAGCAGCAAAATGTTGGCCTGATAAAACAGCCTGTTTTGCTTGTACTCGTTGGGCTTGGCCTCAAAGAGATTTGGGTAACTCAGGATGCCTTGTGGCGTCCATGTTTTGTTTCCGTATACAGATTCGGTCTTGGTTGCTGTGCTCATCTGTCAGGTCCTTTTGAATACTTTTGAAGACTTTTGAAAACTGTTGAAGACTTTTAGAACTCACCTGGGCCGAAGGGAGGTTCGGCCCAGGGTGCTGGAGAGTCACACCAATGACGGTGCTCTGTTTGCTATCGCAGCCTTTGCGGTGCGAATAGCGTGTTCGACAAGGTGCTTGCGGACGGTAGGTAAACCGTCTTCTTCAAGCCAGCTCAGTTCAGACTCGATCCAATCGAGCTTTTGCCCAGCTTCGGCAAGCGTGATAAATTTCAGGATCCAGCGAGAATCGTCGATGGTTTCCTGCGATCGCTCCAACCGTTTCGCCATAACACGGTTGATCAGCTTTTGCTGCTCCCAAGTGCGTGCAACGATGTCCCGCAGCTCGGCTTTGACGCAGTCGGTTTCGGTGCTCATCAGATTGACTCCAGTAATGCTTTAGAGGCGTTGATTTCGTCTGCTAAAATTCGATGCGCAGTGGCCGAATGCCACTGATAATCGTCGTCATGAATTGGATATAGAGCTGCGTAGACAAGTGTTTGAAG